ATTAAATTCATAAAACACCACCTCTACTATTTGAAAATATGATTATCTGCAACTAGCTTTAGTATTTCTATCAAAAGTACCGTGAAATATACACATAACCATCTAATGTAAAAGTAGAATATGATGTCAATGTATCTACTATGAACCCCTCACAAAAATGTATATAAGATGAAATTTAAATATAAACAACAAACCCAACACATGAACACCATGAGTTTTATATATAAAACTCTATCACCAAAAACACTACAACTTAACATAAACAATTAAATTTTTATTAAACTGACATATAAAAGAAAAAGAGTGTTATACTGATAAGAGCCGAAGTAATCAGTATAACACTCTAGCGGAGAAAAATATATGCAACACAATGAAATTGCATACTTACCATGAAAAACTACCATGAATTTTTCCAATAAGAAAGACAATATGTAAATATATAACTAGTACGCTACGAAAGGAAAAGAAACAAACGTACTAGTACAGGGAGGTACATGTGAATGTAACGCAATCATTCACATGTAGTAGATGAGTAACCACTCTCATCTACTACATACAATATACCACATGAAAGACAATAAGTAAACCCCATAAACAGAAAACCTACCCCAATTTTGTATATAAAATAATAGAGCGACACTCTTATAAAATGTCGCTCTACTAAAAACCATGACTGAGTAATCATCTAACACATATATCTTACTACAGATACTTAGATAAGTCAACACCTTCTATCTCTGCTCGAACTTCTAGAATATATAGATAACCATCCATATATTCTAATTGTTGCCCTAGAATATCCGCATTACACTTAGGTGTGAAATCTAACACACCTGCGTCATACTTAGTTAAAAGCTTACGTAATTTAACACATCTCTCCTTTAACTGACGATACTCATCAATAAACCTTAATTGATAGTCCTCTAATTTATTTTCCAACTTATAAACCCCCAATAAATAACACAGAGAAAAGATTATTACCACACATCTATATTATAGCATAAAAAATAGGACATAACAAAGTTATGTCCTATAAAACTAACTAAATTAGTCAGTACCATAAATATGAGTATTTTGACCATCACGTACAAGATACGCAGTATCTACGGATAAGTTCATACTAATTTGTTTTTTATCACCACTAGAGTAGTCCAATTCACCTAAGTCTAAGCTAGTCGGCCAACAACCATCACACTGCCATTTCCTCAATACTTCACCATTCGGACCATATTGAACAATCATGCATGTACGTTTATAGTTATTCGCCCAACCAACTTTACCAGTCTTAGGATTATAAACTTTCATCCTCCATTGCCATAGAATATTCTCTACGTCAGGTTCGATAAAGTCTTTTACAGCAACTGTAATATCATCAGTAGTTGCTTTACCAGCTACCTTGATTTGTGAGTTGCCATAATCCAATTCAATAGGGTCATTAGATACAGTAGGTAGACCTGTGCTATCACAAGCCAACTCAATAATATCACCACTTGAAGATGATGTATTATTAGAGAACTCACTTAAATCTACAATAAACCTAAAGTTATTGGTACGTTGAACCTCATACGTTGAGTCCATAGACATAAAGGCGGCATTTAACTGACTCATATCATATCCCCCTTATTAGTTGAAACTAGCACTATAATTCATTATGTTGAAAGTCAAACTAATGAACTCAGCGGCTTTAATTGGTTTAACGTAAATACTGATAGGCATACGATTGTTTTCATAATCTTGTGCAGTAGCTTCTAACACAATTTTATAATCATATAGACCACCATTATTTTTAGCATTAATCAACACAGGTTCTACAAGTGTTTTCCAACGCTCCCAAGTAGCATCATAGTTTTGCTCGAATACAAAGTACCTAGACTTAGATGCAATACTACGTTCTAAGAAACTCATTAACCTACGAACATTAACCCTATCTAATGCAGTTGGTTGACGTTGCAACGTCTTATTACCCCAGATAACAATACCTTGACCGATAAAGTTTGTGATACAGTTTACTACGTTCCTATGACCATACAAAGCATCACGCTCACCTTGTGTAGGTGAGTACTCTGTATTAATAGCTTTAGTAATCCTACCCCTATTCAAACCAGCAGGCGCTAACCATGGGAAACCTACCTTATCATTATACGCATACTGACCAGCTACGAAACCACTAGGTGGTAGCCAAATATTTTTATTAGTGAAATTATCACTAATCTGTAACCACGGCCAATATAATGCACCATAAGATGTGTCAAGACCATTTTGATTAGTATAAGAACCCTTACCATTAGACCAGTTAACCATCTCTTGTACACTCATACCAAATGGTGGGTCTACCAAGAAAATGGAATCAGCACGATTCTCAACAATACTCAAGCCAGCCTTAATAACACTAGCATCACTCCAACCACTAGCAGTTAATACGTCAATAGTAACTGTTTCTGGATTAGAGAAGCTTTGTAAACCACCACCAGACACATCACCAATAATGTCACTAGCAGTAATTCCCAAGATACCATCATCACCACCACTAAAGATTAAAGTATCCTCAGCATAGTTAACAGACGTATCAGTATCTACTTTAGCATTTACACGAATAGAACCATTATTAATAATAGTCTCAACAAAACGTGGAGATTTAGGGTCTAAAGATAATGTACTGAATTGCTCAACAACATTACCATTCTCATCAACAATGCTAACATTGAATGTTTGAGTAAACTCATCAATAGCACTGAAAATAGCGGAACACCCATTTAATTTAGAATCAAAGTATTTTGATTCTAAGAGTACTTTATTTGTACCCTTTTTACCTGCATGTGCATTAGAACCAGTGTTTCCGCCTTTTACAGCATCTCCCAACACAAACTCTTTTGCAGTAACATCACCTGTAGATTGTAATTCAACACGAATCAATTTTGACTTAGCATTAATTACAGCTTCTACAAAGTTTTCTTCAGAGGAAGTCAAAGTTAAATCTTCAAACTTTTCTTTCTCTACATCCTGTGCATCTTTAACAATTACTGTAAATTTACCACCAGTCAACGCAGATTGACTAATTTTAAGACCATTACTAGCCTCACCAATTACAGCAGAACGATAAAGAACCTTATCAGTACCAATTTTTCCTGAAGTAGCTTTAGTACCACCACGTACTACACGTGTATAGATAACTTGACTGGCATGTGTTAGTGCCATTAATGCACTATACAAACCATACTCACCCTCAACAGGCTCACCAAAAGTCTTAATCAACTCTTGTTGTGAAGATATAAGTGTAGGAACACCCACTGGGCCGAACCTAGCACCACCTACCATACCGATAATACAAGTAGAGGAGTCTGTAGTATATTGACTTTTGTCAACCTCGTTCATATATACGCCAGGACTTAACATTGTTAGTGTAGCCATTATATCCCCCTCAAAAACGGATAATTTATATTATAATATAAGTTATTCACTTTACCATCTTTTGTACATATAATTTTCTCTTCAGTATACACAGATATTTATTGTTTTTAATGTTTTCAAAACCTATATATAAAAGAACGTATCCAAATTAATGAATACGTTCTCATGCTATTTATTTAAGTTTTAGACTACCCTCAGATGTCTCATCATTAGCTAGATTTAACTCATCTCTAGTTCTAACACCAGGACTAATGCCATCTGTATTGAAATCAAACCCATCAGAATTATTACCATTCTTAGGTTTAATTTTATTTAAATCACTATCATCTAGTGGTAAATCATGAATATCTATGATAATTTTATCAACCTCTAATGCTTTATCTACACGATAGATATATGCATGGTCAATATTAATTGTTATAGACTTTCTATAAAATCGATTTGTCTCAGCAAAACCACTCACATCAGTATTATCACTAACACCATCTTCTAGTGCTAATTGAAACTCTTGTACATGGTCACCAATATCCATAAACTGAACTCTAAGATATGGTCTTTCAGAAAACTCCATTAATAACTCAGAAATGATGCCATCACATACATCACGCTTAGTAGCGTACACGTCTATTTGATACTGCAACATCACAGGTAATGAATGTACCATCACTCGTTTATCTCTAAACTCTACACCATCTTCATTTCTAGCTCTCTGATTAGTCCAACCCCGACGAACCTGACTATCGTTATAAAATTCATAATTAATAGAGAAATCTGGTAATCGACTTATACCAATAAATGGCATAACTACCTTACCTTGATGTTCCCTAGCATTTGTAATAAATTGCTCGTCTACATCAGCAAAAAATACCTCATCATATAAGCTATGTACCCTATCATACATAGCCAAATCGTATTGATATAAAGGACTATGCATATACTACCCCTTACTACCAAAATAAGTAATCAACCATATCACCTAAATAGTCCTCATCAAAGCATAATAAACAATAAAATGCATCATCAGACAACCCTAAGAAGTCTTTATCGTTATTAGGCTCAAAGAATATATCATTCTTAACTAACTTATCAATCTTGGCTTTATTCTTTTTGTACAAATAAGAGAACAATTTACTACCACTAAAATATGAAAGAACTTGACTTTTTAACTCCCCATACTCAGTATCATCTAAAGATTTAGTGTTGAATTCAATGCGTAGGAACATATCCTCAATACCTACAACATCAAACTCACTACCATCCTCATCTGTTCCGTAAATAGTATCACAACCCTCTAATATGTCATTCTTAATAAGTAATTTAATATACTTATTATCAATAAACTTAGACATATCTTTTGTTATAACTTTGTATACCCTATCATCAGTGATGTCTTTATCCTTAGCATAAAAGTATCCTGAACTCTCTAATGCTGAAATGAAATCATCCTCACTATTGAAGTAATCACCAAAATTACGTAAACCCTCAATAATCATATCTTTATTATCTACCATACAATCACTTCCTTTTCTTACTCTTAGAAGATTTAATAACAGACTTATTTCTAAGATACAAATATGGAACTCTACTATTTTTAATCTTATCTAACTCTTTTAAATACATCTTATAATACCTAGATATATGTTTTGAAATGTAACTTGCTATAGGTCTAAATAGAGGACGAGGGGGCATTGTCTTTTTACCATTTATAGTATTCCTATTTGTACCATACTCAACATATCTAGCAATAATATTAACTTGTACACCACTATTAGGATATACCTTTTTTTGTTGAAACCCAACAGCTATAAAGTTATTAAACTTTTTGAATACAGTAATATTATTTTTTAAATACCCAGTAGCTTCCCACGTATTTAAAGAAAAACCCATACGCTTTTTATATGTTAAATAAGACACAGATAGCGGCGCCCATTTAGTCCCTTTATATCTCTGAGTATCTATTGCACGTTCAAACTCTTTAGCCAATGTTACAGCCATAAAGATTAGGAAGTCTTTGTAATAAAGACTTCCTAACTCCTTTTGTATACGCTTAGAACCTAACTTAAACATATGCTGTGAAACAGTAATATAAATCCCATCTATATGTTCCATCTCAACAACACTACGTAGTATCTTCATATGATACTCCTATTAGAATTTACGTTTCCTTACTGTCATAGAACCACCACGAACAGCATCTACTTTTTTATCAAAATCTTTTCTGAAATCACCTTGACTTAAATAATTCTTAGGTGCTTTAGGGTCAACTTCATTCCTACCAATAACAACCATAACTTTACGATATACTTTATCTGGTACAACAAATGTAGAACCTTTTTTCTCTAAAGCAATAACCCTATTCTGCTCTAAAGCTTTCTTTTCTTCAGCAGATAATTCTTTAGCATCTGCACCAGAACTAAATACAATCCATGCAGAATCACAGAATTTAGCACCTTGACCTTCTAAGAAACCAAATACAGATGCTTTAACATTATTATGTGTTGAATGGAATACTTCATCAGGAACTGTTCTATCACGTTTCATATTCCTAATAAATGCCTCTTCCCTATTAGCAACTACCCACACCAATGACACTTTATAGCCAATAGTTTTACACATTTTAGCAATATTTGTAATCTTAGACTCTTCATCACCAGTAATATCAAAAATAATATTTGGTAACTTATCAGCCATAATAGATTTAAAGAAAGCTTCCTCACGTTTATCTTTAAGTTTTAAGTCTTTTACTTTTTGATGTAACAAAGAAACGTCATCTGGGTTTTTAAAGTTATAATCACCATTACGTTCATCGTCAAAGACACCACTCTTAGCACCTTTAACATATAACTTCTTTAACTCATCAACATCAAAGATTTTACCCTGTAACATAATAACACTCTTTAATGCTGTTCCCTTGCCACTACCTGCTCCGCCAGCCATAATAACTGCATGACCAAAGTTAGGATTTACCTTACCATCAAATGTAACTACCTTAGCCTCATTGATAGCACTCTCATTTAGCTGACCTCGTAAAGACTCTACGATTAAATCACTACTATATCTCATACTAATTTACTAACCTCAATTTATATTAAATCTACCACCACGAATATTTTTATCCTTTTTATCTCTCTTTGGTATTTTATAATCGTCAATAACGTCAAAATTATCTATATACTTTTTACCATCTACAGACTCAAAAGTTGTAGACATATTATCCTCTGACTCTTCATAGCCAACATTATTACTTTCTGTATCTGAATAATTTAAACTATCAGCAGAACCATCATTGTCATCATTATCTACAATCTGATTAACATAAGAATCATGCTCATACGTCCTATAATCTGAAGTATTTTCATAATCAGAACTATAACCATCCTCTAACTGTTTACTCATATACTCAGTATGTCTAGGTCTAACCTCACTACGTTTTAAGAAATGTTCACCATTTAATTCTACCATAGTGAAATCATTCATACGCTCAGGTGCTAATTTACAAATCCAATACACACCATAAACACTATCTAGTTTTTTATCAGTAACCCTAAAGTCAGCTGTAGTTATACCACCAAAATAATACAGTCGTATAATAGAATTCTCTTTAACATCTAAAAGTTCTTTAGTCATCCAATCTTTATACATTGGTAAATATACCAACTCTGGGCGTTCATCATCTTCTGTATACCAACCTAAATTTTTAAGAACCTTAACTTTAGGTGCATCGTCAAAGATAACAGGCAATCGTATAGCATCATCCCACATCAGATTTAGGTCTTGATTGAAATCTTGCTTTTCATACCTACAGTTATAAAAATCTACTGTAATTCCTGTATGTAACGCAGATTCCCAAAACATTCTTCTCTGTAACTCAATATCTTCATTTACAATAATAGGATTATTTACACTATGCTGTCTCTCTAACTGATATCGCCAATCTTTACCATATTCATCAGCCATATATTCCCTACCTAGATGATACTAACATAAATTCATTTACAGAACTAAACCCCTTAGCATTACCAGTACTCTTAGCAATTTTATTATCTAATTCTTTATTTTTTAATAACTCATCAAATAAAGTAGTAATAACTTTTTCTGCCACAGACTTAAAATCAGTAGAAATGAATTGTAAATCTTCTACCACATCTATACTACATTTAACTTTAAAAGGTTTAAATGTATTTAGTGTAGTTACAGGTGCGTCTAGTTCTTGTACTATAATCTGTTTAGCAGTAACAGTTGTCGTACCATTTGTCTTATCTTCAGATGTATAAGTACCATCACACCTTACAATAAGATTAAGCCTAGCATCTAAATCATGATTTTCAACATAATACTCAACATCTAAAGTATATGTACTGTCTTTAATCTTATGAACCCTAAATCCTGTCTCTACATTATAGAATTTACCACCTAATACTCTCTTTAAAGAAGTAAATGTCTTGCTATTACCAATCTTACGTAAATCACCCATAACTGTTTCATTGATTGTAGATTTAACACCCTCTAAGATTGAATCATACTTCGTTTTCTTTGTTAAAATTACCATATATTACCACCAATAAATGCACAAATAGTCTATCAAAATCATATATTATATATAACTCTTTATGATATAAGAAAAAGAGATACCAACAAAAGTATCTCTTATATAAATATCTTTTCTATTTTTTAAAATAAAACTCTTTACCCAACGCTACCATATCCTTTTTAGGAAACTTCCCTACAATTCTATATAATGTAGTCCCATCCTCATCTGAGAAGAACTTCCCAAATTCAAAATATAACACATCTGTACTTACTTTATCAGTAATGTACTCCCTCTCTTCCTTAGCACATACTAAATCAATGCATACATCCTTGAAGAACTCAGAAAAACTATCGTGAGAAAGAAAACCCACTGATTGACCATTCTGATAAATGCCATACACAGTCTCAACTGATTCCATATTTAATCCCCCCCCCAATTAGTATACCCATTGACACTCATAAAGACCATTGTCTCTATTGTAATGTTTTAATGCAATTTGTTTGTAGCCTAAATTTTTAGCTACATTAATCACAGAAACTGTAGCCACTGTTAGACCTGTAACATATAATACAAAAGTGTCAGATGTCTTAACAATGTTATCCATTGCCACTCTCTCTAACTCACCAAAATTGAACATATCTTCAACCTCAGTGAAAACGTATTCATCAACTGGCATTGCATGTCTACCACTGATTAAGCCATAAACATCTGCATCAACCTTTATAGCTTCACAGTCCCAATACCCACAATCATAAATATGAATAAAGTCTTCTACTTCAGCCATATTTAAACCAACAAAATTATTGTACTTATACATACCCTTTTTCATTTTATTTATCTCCTTTACCATAACACACTATTTTAAATCTACTAGATAATGTTGAATCCCATCACCATCCATAGCATGAATTGAATTCTTATGTACCAACTTCCATCTGAAAGTTTTGTACTTTGTAGATTCAATATAATCTAACAACTTACAAACCTCTTCATCAGAGTAATTACCTTTAGTAACTAACTCATTCAAAGAGATTTCATATTTGGAATTATCTTCGCCACTAACAGCATAGATTTTAAAGTTTTTCATATCTTTTCTCCTTTTAAATTACCACCCTTACCACACTTATAGTATACCATATCTATACTAAGTTGTAAAGTTTTGTTAAGTTATTTTTTTTGAAAAAATAAGAGGTATGATGTCAACGCACCATACCTCTAAACTATCTAAAGTATATACTCTTATTCAGTTGTAATTAAAATACTAGTATTGTAAATCCATGTAACGTCTACCATGTTGAATAGCATCTTCATAACTATTCATTACAATATCCACATGGTTATAGTCACCACTACCAATCCTATCACCTACGATGTATGGAACACCATCTAACCACACTTGTGTACCCAAAGGTAAAAAATCAAGTGCAACATATCCTTCTTGAATCCATAAACCATTAGCCATATAGCCAGCTTGCTCATGAGGAGTGTATGCAGTAGTCATTACCATACGTGCATCAGCACTACCTACAAAACCAAAAAGAACACCACAAAATGTTAGAATTGATAATACAGCCTTAATCTTATTAGACATAGATTAAACGGCCCCCTTTCGTTTCGTTATGCTTTTGTTATCCATCATCATTGTAATCGGCTAAAACATGCTCCCTACAACTAAGATAATAAACATACGCTTCACTACTTCTACTTGTTCAGTCGTTATTCTCACTTCTTCATAAGAATAATACACTCATATTATACAACTTTCTAGAAAGAATGTACAACTACTATATATAAAATGTATAACACTAAAAACCTAAAATAACACTCATCTCTTCTATCATAGATAAATATTCAAGATAAGCCTTATACAATTCTGAGTCCTTTGGAATATTATTAGAACCAAAGTATTGAGATAATATGCCCTTAATAATATTTCTTTCCTCAGTTACATATCTAATAAGACATTTTGACACACTTGTTGTACAACTATTAAGACCTTTATGAACTCGAATCTTAACAAATCTATGTTCCCCTAAAGAAATATCTAATGTGCCACTATTAAATAAAAATTTATCACTCTGTCTAATAGGTAAAAGATGTGTACCAATATTAATCTCACCAATACCACCTACGTAGGTAAACTCTCTGCTATATTGAAAGTTACCATTACCACTCACATAGTCTAAAATATTATCACATCTATCAATCTCATATAACATAATAGACGATGCAATTCTGGATAATAGTTCATTACTATCCTTATGTAATTCATTAAATCTATTAGCATTAAGTTCACTATAGCTATACATCTTCTTTATTACCTCTCTCAATAATATCTGATAATGTAGACCAACAACCACCAACAAAAGTTTTAACTTTAGAAGTATCTAACTTCTCTGTAGATATTGGGTGATATTTAAATTCTTCATATTCCCAACACTCCATACCATCACATATCTCTTGACGATAGAAATACCCTTTTGTAGTGAAAATCTTTAAATCTGTAGCTACCTCAGGGGCTCCATACCCACTATCATAATAGTCATGTCTTGCTACTTTGCAGAAATCTTCCCATGACATATAACCACAACTAGTCATGATAAATAATACATCTTTTGTACGCATATTGTACTCATGTAGAATGTGAATGAAATTAGCAATTAAATGTGTATTACTACGTCTTTTAATCTTACTAAGAACCTTACTCATAACTTAATCTCCTTTTAAATATTATAAGTATTATA